TTTCACAGTTGTGGTTGTCAATATTACTTGACCCAACATTAAATCTTTTAGCCTAGCATGTTGCAAGACCATGTTTGTATTATACAAGTAACTATGCTACATAATGTATGTGCTTATAACAAGCAGCTACACTATGCAACACAGTTACAACATTTCAAGATGCATGCTGCAGTATGAAATGGTATAAAAGGGGCATAAAGCCCCAATTATGATTAGCAGTTAGCACCTACGGCATCGATAGCCTTCTGTAGTTTCCAGGCACTGGATGTCATCTGCTCCATAACCTTCTGCAAATGGTCCTGTGCTTCCTTAACCTCGGCATCATCCATCGGTGTAACTATCACAAAGTAATGCACATCCGATATAGCACGGGCCAGCCTATTAAACTTAGCACGGCCACGCACTGGACTCAGATCTATCTGCAGAATAACCCTGCATAGTTTCTTAAGTTCATCAAGCATATTAACGCTCCTCTTAGTATTATTAATTAACAACAATAAATAAATAAAAATGAAAAATAACGTAAAACGTATATACGAAAAACACTTATCAAGTGTAGTAGGTAATAAATAACTCTCTACATCAAAATACTGCTACTGTTGACTACAACATGGTCATTTGTGTATATTGTAGCTATGTTTAAGAAAAGAAAAGAAAGTAGAGTAAAGAAAAGAAAAGAATAGGGGGGGGATATATAATATATAAAAGCTTATATAATATATATATAGATACATGGAAAAATTGGAAAAACAAAGGAATATTTCTTGTAACAGTTGTTTTTTAGAGCATAAGATGAAATGTTATTGGTTTGTTAAGAGGAATAATGAGAGTTTTGCTAAGGATATTCCTTCAGATGTTTTTAGTAAAGGGTGTAGTAAGTATGAATTACGGATTGACAATATTGAAGAGTCTAAGTTGTTATCAAAGTTAATTGAAGTATTTGATGGAGAAATAATAGGTCATAAATTTATTCCTATGAAAAAGACGTATAAAAAGAGTACACAGCGTATGTATAAATCGAACCACAAGTATACAGCAAGGAAGGATTGGGACTGAGAAATGGGAATTAGTATAGATTTCATATCTCATTTGCCAATGGAGTTGCAAGAGGACATATTGAAGCTTATGTCTATGAAAGAAGGCAAGGATCATCCTATAGAGATAAATGACAATGTATATTTTGTAGAAGAGCCTGTTGCTAAGTTAGTAGAAGAATTGACTGAAGAGAACATCCAGTTTCGAAATAGAATAGACGAGATAGATGGAATACCAAAAAATTAGAGGAAAGCGTCATTACATCTTTGAAGATGTAGGTGAGTATGTTGAACATTTTGAAAAAGATGAGCCTCCTATAGTTGATGATTGGAGAGATGGTAAAGAGGGAGATTGGGTATACAGTGATGATGACAGGATTATCCAGCTGTTAAAAGTAGCTGACTTAAATCATCCTAATGACAGGAAAAATTATAAATGGGCAAAGAATTATGTAAGGACTGTAGTAGGTACGTTTGTTAACAATAAGAAGACTTTCATGGATACTGATTTTGACCAGCATCCTAATAGGTACACATTTTCAAAGAAAATTAAGTATACGAACATGAGAGTAAGGAAACGTAAGAAGGTAACGAACAATGAAAAGATATTCGCTACTAATGTCGTTTCGGGAATGGGCCCGGTTAAAGCTTATATTGATGCGTTTCAAACTGCTGCTAGTGAGGACAAAGTTAAAAAGAAAGCATTAGTACTTTTAAAACAGGAGAGAGTTATGCAAGAAATAGAGAAGACAGTATTAGATGTTGCTAAAGCGTTAGGTGTTGACCACAAGTATGTTTTAAACAGGCTTAAGTGTTTAGCAGATAATAGTGAAGATGATAACATCATATTGCAGTCTACTAAAGAGCTAGGTAAGATTATTGGAACATCTGTTAATACTGTTAAGCATCGTGATGTAGGCGTCTTTGGTGTTTTCCAAGGTTTCTCTCCAGATCAACTTGAATCTGCTAAGCAGGAAGTATTACCAAAAAAAGACTCTGAATTAGTGTTAAGTTCAAGGAAGGAATAATATGCCTCAAAAAGCAAAACCAGAAGAAAGGACAATACTTCAAGCTCTAGCTGAACTTGCAGGATATGAAGATGTAAGGACTTCTGAAGACTTAGGCCAATTGTCTGAAAGTAAGTTTATGCAAAGATGGGGTCTTCCATTGATGACAGGAGTTGAGATGGAAACAGAAGATTATGACCCTGGGGCTGTAGATGCTGCTTTCGCTGCTCTACCATTTGTAGGAGGTCCTTTAAAGACTGGTTTTAAACTTGCTAAAGAAGGAGCTAAAAGAGTAGGAAGAGCGTATAAAAGAGCAGTTAGGCCAAGAGTATTCCCTCAAAAAGATGAATTGTTAAGAGAAGAAAGACTTCAAAGACAATGGGGTAGCGTAGAACCTGAAGAAAGCTTAGGAATAACTGAAAGAATTTCAAATCAATTATTAGATATGAGACAAAGATTAGGATTAGAACCAAGTTCAGGACCATATCAATCTGGAACATATGCTCAGCAAGTTGCTGAAGAAGCAGTACCTACTCAACAAACATCTCTTTTTGGAGATTTAGCACCAGCTCCACAACCTGTTGCTCAGGCTGCAAGAAGTGCTGATGAGGTTGCTCAAAGTATTGTAGGCGAATTTAGCGTTTCTTCTAATGTATCGTGGAATGAAGCTCAGTCTATTGTTTCAGATGTTGGAGAAGAAGGATGGACAAGATTTAGGAGTGAATTAAGGAGTCTTCCAGTTGACCAAAGAGAATTACATTTAGAAAATTTTTTAGCTAAGTATAGAGTTACCGGTCATTTAACTGGCCAAGATGCTGCAGTTGCTTACAAAGCAAGAAGATTTTCATCTAAGATGCCTGATGAGACAATGGTAATTGATAAAGGAAGACATGGCGAATTACTATATACATCTACAACTATGCGAAAAGGAAAATCCAGAATTGAGCTTAAATGGACTCATCCTACTAATGAATGGGCTAGCGCTAGTTTAGATTTCGATATTGCTTCAAAAGTAGATGATGCTGGAAATGCTTTTGAGGAAATTTCAGGAATTAGTTTTTTTGCAAGTCATGATAGCAGAAGATATGCTGGTCGTCTTATGTCTGAGCTTCTAAAGAAAATCCCTGATAATGCTGTAATTAATGAATCTTCGATGACATATGATGCTTTATACACATTATTAAGACAGTCTATTAGGAAAAATGCAAAAATAGTTTTTCATAAAACAAATCCTAAATTTCCTTCAGGTATGCGGCGTAAGCAAGCTAGTGGAGCAAGTCGTTTAAGTCCTTGGTCTATTAAATTTGAAGAAGCTAAAGAATTATATCGTTCAACAGGCGATCCAAAACATATAGATAAAGCTGTTGATGAAATTATGGATGAAATGAGAGGAATGATTAATGAATATGCTAAAAAGAGACCTGAGAGAGTTGTAGGTAGACCTCAGATAGAAGCTGTTAAAGAAGTTGGAAAAGATTATTTGTCTTATGGACCCGATCCTGGAGAGTTTCTTGCTACCGGTCGTTTTGAATACAATTTTATAAGTATTCATAAGATGGCAGGTATATTAGCAGGAGCATTTGGATTCAAGAACCGAGAAGAACTTATGAAATTCCTTTCATATGACCCTGAATCTACAGAATCTCAAGTATTCGATAGCGAGTTTTCTCTTTAATAATATGGCTAAGAAGCCTGACAAGTTTGTATACGGAGCTAAATTAGTAAGAGTAGTAGATGGTGATACCTGTGATGCTATGATTGATTTAGGGTTTGATACATGGGTTAAAAAGAGAATTAGGTTTATGGGAGTGGATACTTGGGAATCCCGTACTCGTAATTTAGAAGAAAAGAAGAAAGGGTTAGCAGCTAAAGCTTATACAAAGAAGATGCTGAAAAATTCAGATGATGGTAATTTTACTTTAAAGTCTCATGGTACTGGTAAATATGGCAGGGTATTAGGTGAGATATTCTTAAATGTTGAAGGAGAGAGTAATAGCCTTAATGAACTATTGAAGATAGAAGGACATGCTTATGAATATGATGGTGGGAAGAAAAAGAAGTTTGATGTAGTCTAATGGCTAATCCAGATAACAAAGCATTTAATTATATGACAGCTGCTGCTGATAAGACTAAAGTTGATTTATCATCATCAGAAATAAGAGGTCATGAAAAAAGGTTT